CGTTCACACAAAAAATACAGAGGTCAAGGCAAATGAAAAAAGTCGTTCGATTCACAGCGACATGGTGTGGCCCATGTAAGATGTTAGCAAAGGCATTAGAGGAGATAAAAACAATTGTGCCGGTTGAAGTGATTGATATTGACGCACAACCAGACATAGCAGCAGAGTTTGGCATTCGTAGTGTACCAACGTTAGTCATGATGGAAGATAATAACGTTACAAAAAGATTAGTAGGAAATAAAACAAAACAAGAACTAGAGGCATTCATCAATGATTAAAAAACAACAATCAAGACTAACAGACGAAAGAACATCATTTAAACCATTTGCCTATCCTTGGGCATACGAAAATTGGCTAAAACATGAACAATCTCACTGGTTACACACTGAAGTACCAATGCTTGAAGATGTTAAGGATTGGAAAAATAAACTTACGCAGAACGAAAAGAATTTTCTCACTCATATATTCAGATTTTTTACTCAGGGTGACATTGATGTTGCAGGTGGGTATGTTAATAATTATTTACCTTATTTTCCTCAACCCGAAGTGAGAATGATGCTGTTAGGTTTTGCAGCACGTGAGGCATTACATATCGCAGCATATTCACATCTTATCGAAACCCTTGGTATGCCAGACACCACTTACACCGAGTTTATGGAATATCAAGCAATGAAAGACAAACATGATTACGTTCTTAATCTTAGCGCACAGAATGGCAATAGGGCTTCTACTGCTGCTCATATTGCAGTATTCTCTGCTTTCACCGAAGGAATGCAATTATTCAGTTCCTTTATCATGTTACTTAACTTCCCACGCCAAGGTAAAATGAGAGGCATGGGTCAGATTATTACTTGGTCAATCGTAGATGAAACACAACATGCTGAGTCTATGATTAAATTATTTCGCACTTATATTGAAGAGAATAAGGAAATCTGGAATGATGACCTTAAATCAAAAATTTATACCATTGCTGAAAAGATGGTTGAACTTGAAGATAAGTTTATTGACCTTGCTTTTGATATGGGTGACATGCCCGGTCTATCTGCTGATGACGTTAAATCATACATTCGTTATATTGCTGACCGTCGCCTCATTAGTCTGGGTCTCAAGGGTGTATTCAAAGTTAAAAAGAATCCGTTACCTTGGGTTGAAGAGATGATCAATGCACCAACACACACAAATTTTTTTGAGAATCGTGCAACAGATTATTCAAAGGGTGCTTTGTCTGGTAATTGGGAATCTGTGTGGGGTAAAGCAGCATAATGCAAGTCAGCTCATGGCAATTCTGGTTTTTTGATCTATGTTTTGTTATAGTCGTTATTGTAATCTGTCATTATTGGGACAAATACGATAAGTATCGATTCGAGAAACTAACAGAAAAAAATCGTTCTAAATAAGTGTTTCAGGGGATTATCATGAAACACTTATTTTACTTTGTAATGGTAGTTCTGCTGTCTTTCTCCGTTCAAGCAGCGCCAACGGAGTATTCTTTCAACATCACAGAAGAAGATACAATCATTCATAATCAAGATGATTGGCATTTTGTAACCACGTTTAATGGTTACGATGTATATGTTGAGAAAAACACAGTTGGTTCACACGAAGAAATTGTAAGATTACACACATATGTGTCTTATCATGTTCCACTAAAATTTTATGACACTGATGTTCCTGTAACTGCTTTATATGTTTATGGTTTGATACACTGCGGTAGACAACAAATGATGATACTTATGGATTTTTATGTTGATAAAAAAAACAAAATTATTTTTCGTACAACATATGAACCCGGCGCACATGTTGTTTTTTTGAATGTTCCAAATACTCCTCGTTTTGATATTTTAAACCTTGTTTGTAAGGAATCAATATGAAAAAATTGTTACTAGCATTTTTATTTGTACCACTATTAGCACTAGCACAAAAAACACCACAAGGTGTAATGTATGATGCCACAATCGTTCGTGTAAGTGATGGTGACACTGTAGTCATCGCAGCATCATTTTTACCAGCACCACTGAAGCCTGAACTTGCCGTACGAATTTTTGGTGTTGACACTCCAGAAAAAGGCTTTCGAGCCCAATGTTCACAGGAGGATGAAAGAGGAAAATTGGCCACAAAGTTTACAACAAATGCAGTTGCTAAATCATCTAAACGTCAAGTGGTTCTATATGCGTGGGACAAGTTTGGTGGTCGTGTATTGGGAGACATTATTTTAGATGGTCAAAGTCTTCGTGCGATGTTAATTCAAAATGGTTTCGCCCGTGAATACTATGGTGAAGCAAAACAATCTTGGTGTAATTAATTATGAAAATACAACATGAATGCACTGCTTGTGGTTCTGTATTTACTATCATTTACAATGAAATGAACACTGAATCTGATCCAACACATTGTCCATTCTGTGGTGAATATTTAATACTCGATTATGATAATTTTGATGATGAAAATTTACATGATGATGAAAACGAAGAATCACTATGACATGGTATTATAACAATGTGTCATATGAATACGATAATACATCATATGGTTTCGTTTATTTAATAGAAAATCTTATAACGGGAAAAAAATATATTGGACGCAAATACTTTACAAGTGCTGGCTATCGTCAAATCAAAGGCAAGAAAAAAAAGATACGAAAATCTTCAGACTGGCAAGACTATTACGGTTCCAACGAGACACTTAAAAAAGAAATTGCAGAAATCGGAAAAGAAAACTACCGCAGAGTAATTCTTCATTTATGCAAAAACAAGTCAGAGTGTTCATATTTTGAAACCTATGAAATAATGTCCAGACATGCTTTGTTAAGTGAGAATTATTACAACGATTGGGTAACGGCAAAGATAAGAAAAGATCACCTTAAATCTATTGTGCAAAGCAACAAAAATACTATATAATAGTAGAACAGCGCCTAAGAGTGCTGTTTAACTTTTACGGGAGATAATTATGTTTTTCACTCAAACACCTCAGTTTCCAACATTCTATACAGTAAACGACATTCAGCGCAAAGCAGAAGAAGTCACACTGAAGACAATTGATTTCAACAAAGCATTGGTAGAACACACTATTGCCTATTTTGACAGTGTTACAGACAATAGTTTTACTACATATACAAAGAAAGTAGTAAATCTGAACAAGAACATTGCTGAAGATGCGAAAAAAATCATCAAATCCGAAATCAAAGAATCTGAGGCTTGATATAGAAGGTAAAACCAAGTTTTGGCAACCAGTGGTCAGAAACGGTTGGTGGTTTAAGTTTTCCACTTACCGTGACCACTATATTCTTTTGATGATCATTTCAAAATATACAGGTCAAACAATACTACGTTATTATGAGAATGAAAGTGAAGCAGTAGCATTCATCAATTTTATTACCACATGTAGAGCCCAAGACGTATTTCAATCAGTATAGGAATTGTTATGAACATTTATGAGTCTTTGAAAGACACTAGAGCAGTGATTGATTCTCTACTGATAGATGCTCCATTTGAGTTCGTATCGGTGTCAATTCCGAATCCATTAGAGCAAACTAAAATAGCAGCACAAGCATGTGTAGATGCTTTGCTGGACAATAAGAAAATATTTTTCATGGGCAATGGTGGTTCAGCAGCAGAAGCACAACACCTTGCTGGTGAATTAGTTTCTTATTTCAATCTACAAAGTGATGCCTATGCCGCTATTGCTTTGAATACTGACACCTCAATTCTTACAGCAATTGGTAATGATTTGGGTTTCAAACACATCTTTTCACGACAACTACAAGCACTTTCAAATCCTGGTGATGTAGCAATTTATCTCTCGACATCTGGTAAATCGGATAATATTCTTGAAGCAATGAAGTTTGGTCATGTGAATGGTCTTGTAAACATTGCTTTCACGGGCATGAAAACATTATGGATGTATGAATACTCAGATTATTATATTGCTGTACCATCAGTCTCAACACCACGCATACAAGAAGGACATTTGATTCTAGGTCATTGGCTCTGTGAATACATAGAGAAAAAACTAGAAGAATTATGCCAATCGAAAAAATATGCTCTAGATGCGGCGTAACACATAAAAAACGTGGACCGTATTGTTCACGTTCATGTGGTAACGTGCGTGAACACACCGACGAAGACAAGGCAATTCGTTCAAAAAAATTATTAGAGTATCATCAAACACCAGAGGGTGCAGTAACACGTATAAAGGCCGGCAAATATCTCACAGCACTAAGAAAAGGTGAAGAGATTGAATTGACAGATGTTGAAGAGTTTGCAGTAAATATACCAGATGTCACCGATTATGTTGCTGATTACGATGACACGTGGCAACGAGCAGAGAGGTGGTAAATGAAGATATTCATATTCCTATTGTTTCTATTTTTAACTGTACTTGGTATGCAAATGGGTGACATGATTGCCATTTTGTTGTCGATGGCTGGCTTTCTATTCATGTGGGCATTTTTAGATGAAAATGAAACAGATACTTGACAA